GCATTTATTTTATTATGATACCAATCAAATCCAGTGGCAGCCCACAATATAGCAGGTGGTTCCAGAACAGTTGCTTGACCAACTCTCTCTGGAGGTATCTCAGGATCATAGATTAATTCTACTTCAAAGTCTTTATCTTTACCCATCCATGCACAATAAAGTGCTGTAAAACACCCTGCGTTACCACCACCAACTACAGTAATTTTCTTCATTCAACTATTTTAGCACAAAAAAAAGAGACCCGCAATGGGTCTCTTTGAGATATATAAGCATCTCGCTTACATAAGGTTTTTAACAGCCACTCTTCTGTAGTATCTGTTTTGGTTAGCAAGTAATCCACCAGATCCCTGTGTGGTTCCTTCAGCAAATGGGTTTGCAACAAGACCGTATCTTGTCTTAAATCCAATTTTTGGCTGGAAGGAGTTTTCTCCCACTGCACGAACCATCTGTAGTGGAACGTAAGGACAGTAGAACAGTCCAGCATCATATGGTGAAGTACCTTTGTAACCAACGACATAGTACTGATTACCACCTGTAGGTGCAGCGTTAGCAGCAGTTAGGTTTGCAGCATATGGGTCGATGTATACTCTGAACTTACCTTGTAATGTACCAGCAAATGTATTACCAGTGTCATCAACGTTAAGGTTAGCGTTAAGAGCAGGAGTGTAGTCAAGTACACCAGCCATTGTTAGTGCAGAAGCAACGTCAGCAGAACATAGGATGATGTTACCCTTTCCGCGACGAGTTCTTTGTGCGATTGCGTTTGCATCTCTTTCGATCTGGAACAATAGTCCTTTGAATTTCTCAACAGACCATCTTCCGTTTGAGTCGATGTCAAGGTCGAACACACCAGCGGTTGCAACGTTTTGTACAGCACCTTGCTCTGCAGTCTTATAGATTGTTCTGATAACTTCTCTGTTAATTTCAGCAAGTATCTCAGTTGATAGAATATTTGCTAACTCGGCCTCAGCGTTCAATCCGTGGATTGCCTTAAGGTCTTGAGCAAGTTCTAGTGAGTACTCTGCTTTTAACGCTCTGGATTTCGCAGTAACAGTAACTTTCTCGATTGAGAAGGCCATTTCACGGAAGGCGTTAGATCCTGTTCCGTCAAGAGCTTCTGAATCTCCAGTTGCCATACCTTGACCAACGGAGTATAGTGCCTGAGCAACGTCTCCAGATCCTAGTACGGATGGGTTTGTTCCCTGCTGAGGGCCTGTAGAACCGAAACCAGCGTTACGATCTGTAAATCCGCCAGTAAGGTCTTGTCCCTTATCCTGAGTAGAGAATGTTGAATCAACTTCATCAAAGAATGTTTCTGTACCACTCTGTGAAGTTTGTCTAGATCTCATTGCGAAGATGAGTCCAGTTGGGCCGTTCATTGGCTGAACGCCACATATGTCGTATGCCAACAAGTTTGGCATTGAACGTCTGATAAGACTGATTAAAACGGGGTCGAAACCAGCGACTGGGCCAGCAGCTGTTGCACCACCACTAAAACCACCTGATGCGCCTGCAGCGTTACCAGCGTTAGTGATTTCGTTTAATTGGCCTGGTGTGCCTTCATATAGAAAGTCCCTTTCTTCTCTAAGGAATCTCTCTTGGTTTTCTAGCAAGACTGCGGTTACGGCTTTACGATGAGGATCTTTGATATCATCAAGTCCTTCATGATTAAGTAGCGGCGACCACTTCTCTTGCAATTGTTCTGAGTTGAACATTTTGCTTTTTAGTAATGTGAGTTGTGTTTAATATAATGTTAAATTCACTTCTTGACCGAGTTAAGTGCTTTCATGTAATGAGCCATTGCACCAGTATATTCTACTGCTTGTGTCTCTTCATTTAACACTGTTTCTGAGGTCTGTTTCTGAACACTCTGTCCAAAGTATGACTCCTTTAGAGTCTCCAGTTTTTCACGATATGATTCTTCACTTTTAAACTCAACACTTTCTGCAAGTGAAGCGAGCTTCTCTTTCTGAGTAGCAGCAAGGCCTTCAGAAACTTCAGAAACGATAACGTCTGCAGTTGACTCAGCGAGTCTCTTGTTTAGTCCAACGTTTCTCTCAATCTGCTCATTGAGTTTGGTCTCCATTTCATCAAGTTTATCTACCATGTTCTCGACTACATCGTATTTTTCTTCAGGGATTGATACATAATGTTCTTCAAATAGGGTTTTCATTCCTGTGAGGAAGGATTCTGTCATCTCTGACTTCAATCCATGCTCAACAGATAACTTATTGTCCTTGAGCCACTCGTCAGCGACGTACTCAAGGTAAGAGTCAACTCTCTCAACAAGAGCTGCCTTTACTTCTGTGATTTCTTCAACAATCTTCTTCTCGTTTTCTGTTTCAATCTCTTCTTGAATCTTAGCGACTTTAGAATTGATTGCTGCTTCAAAGATTGTCTTTGCTTTGTTTTGGAATTCTTCTGATAGTTCCTCACCAGAGAATAGAGCATTCATGTCTTCTTCGACATTAATCTCAGGAGCCTGCTCTTCAGCAACTTGCTCCTCCTCTGCGACTACCTCGCCTTCCACTTCAGATTCTTCTTTCTTTGTTCCGCTTATGGATGTATCCATAGGCATTGCTGGTTTTGCACCTTTGTTAACAACATTAGAAACTACAGTTCCTACTGTTTTTAACTTAGAAGAATCATCATCTGGTTTGTAATTTTCGGGAGTAGGGCCGCCAAGATCTTCGTAGGAACCTGCAACGGACGTATCCATTGGCATTCCCGCCTTTGCGTTAGCGTTAACTGCAGTTTTGGATTGCTGAGTGCCTACTTCCATTTCTTGTAAATCTTTTCCAACGGACATCGTTTTTGCTCTCCGAAATTAAAACTTTATATTAGTGTAAATCTATACTTATTTAGAAAAGTTATAAATTAAAGATTTTTTAGAAAATCTGAGAATAACTTTATCTTGTTCTCTTGCAACTGTCGACTACTGGCAAGAGTATTGATTTGTTTGTAGGTTTTTGCAGCTTGTTGTTCACGAAGAACACCGCCGTCCCAAACCCAATTTTTTCCTTCCATGATTCCATCCACAAATGCGTCTGGAGCTGAAGGATCTGCAACAATATCTGCTGCAGTTGCCAACATGAAATCTTCACCAACAACGTTTACACCTTCGTTGTTCATAGCAACCGAGCCAACACCACGAGATGATACTCCAAGTTTGACTCCTTCACCAAGAAGTGACTTAGCAATATTACCCATAGGTGTACTTAATATTTTAGCACGACCAATAAAATCAGAACCTTCTTGTCTTAGAGAAGTAATTTTATGGGAAACACGATCTAAGTTTACAGTCGGGCCATCTGGATGACCTAACTCACCAAGCGCTCTACCTTTTGAGATAAAGGCTTCGCTGTATCTTGAAACTTCTTTTGCAAGAGTTCCACATGGATACATTCTACCGTTACGATTTTTTATGTCGCCCTGAAGGAAAACTCCTTCAATATAGAGGTTCTTCTTACCGCCACGTTCTTCGACGATAACCTCTACATTTTCTATTTCTTCTCTAATTAGTTTCATGGTTCTTAGTTTGTGTATCCTACAGCTGAACCTAAGACAGCAGCGTTTGCTGCAAAAATTGCCTCAGTTTTCTTTTTTTCAACGAATTCAACAGTATTACCTGGCATTGTAAAAGTTCCAATAGTTGATGATCCTCCAACAGAATCAATCACAGTTACTAATCTAGCAGTCGCACCATTGTTACAAAGACGTACTACAGTTGCCCCTCCAAATGTGGAAGCGCCTGCGGCGTTAGTGCCACATGCAGCTTGACTACCAGTTACTAAAGTTCTACTCGCCATCAGTCGGTTCCTCTTCTTGGGCTACAGGTTCTTCTTCAACTTCAGATTCAGACTCGTCATTAAAAAGATCTGCAACCGCAAGCGGTCTTTCAGTTTCTACTCTTGATGCTGTTTTAGCATAAAGAACATCTTTTATCCCATCTGATATTTCATGGGCGGGTGCATCATCTAGCACCATATCAATTAATTTTGCAGAATCCACGATTATGTAAATATACTACCAACTATTTATATTTCGCCACCTTCAGGAGCTTCAACAGCCTTACTGTCTTTCTCCGAATCTGGTTCAGTTATATTAGATTGTTGTGCGGCAACGTCTGTTGCAGCAGCTGTAACTTCTAATTGTTGCATTGCAACAGGGTCAACATATAACCCTGCCTCAATTTCTGCAGCAATTAATTTATCCTGTTCTACAATCTCATCATCAGTCTGATGTAATATTTCTCGTCTTAGATAATCTTGAGAGAAGTACTTACCAATATATGGCTCTGCCTGTGATAGGTTTGCCATTCTTTCTTGGAATAATTCACTGTTCTTAAGTTCAGCAAAATGATTATCGTAGATGTAATCAAACTGAATATGTTCAGACATACCTGACCAATCATCCACAGTAATTACATTCTTAAGAAGTAATTGTGTCTTTAACATGT